GTCGTTTTTTTTATTCCGCAAAACTCAAAGTAGCATGAGCAGACCCAGAAAACCAACAGCGCACTTGGAACTTGTGGGCGCATTCAAGAAAGACCCACAACGCAAGCGCGAGGGGGAACCTGTGTCTAATGAGAACGCAGTACCGCATGAGAATCTTAGCGAAAACGGCAAGAAGGCTTTTGCGTTCCTGGTTGATACAGCGGTTCCGGGCGTATTACAGAAAATGGATTCGGCCTATCTTGCGCTGACGGCAGAGGCGCTGGGCGCAATCTGGTACGGCGGCGAGGCTCCCAGTATTACGGAATTACAGAAGGCTGGAACCATGCTGGTCCGGTTGGGCATGACACCTACAGAGCGCAGCAAGGTGATAGTCGCCAAGCCTGAGAAAAAATCCAAGTTTGCTGATTATCAGAAGGCATGAACCCTAGTGCGCTGGCCCTGGACTACGCGACTAAAGTGGTTGCGGGGGAGATTGTTGCGGGCCGTTATGCGGTCTTAGCGTGCCAGCGGTTTCTCGATGACCTGGAGCGGGATTGGGAGTATCGCTACAGCCACAAGCGGGCTGATGCGGCGTGCGTATTTATGCAACAAATGCCGCACACCAAAGGCCAGTGGGCAGCGCGGGGCAAGGCGCTGGAGTTTGAGCCGTGGCAGTGCTTTGTTGAATGTAACCTGTTTGGCTGGATTCACAAGGACACGGAAAAGAGGCGGTTTCGTGAATCTTACGAAGAGGTAGCACGAAAAAACGGAAAGTCGGTGAGGCTGGCTGCGCGTGGGCTGTACATGTTCTGCGCGGATGGCGAGTACGGTGCTGAAGTGTATTCCGGTGCGGGGTCTGAGCGGCAGGCGTGGGAGGTATTCAGGCCAGCCCGTGAAATGGTGCGGCGAGAAGAGGAGTTGCAGCAGGACTTCGACATCGAGGTCAATGCAAAGAACCTGGTGATCTTGTCGAACGGCTCCCGGTTTGAGCCGATTATCGGTAAACCGGGTGACGGTGCTTCGCCGTCATTCTACATCTGCGACGAATACCACGAACACCCGGACTCTGACCAATACGAAACGATGATTACCGGCATGGGTTCGCGTGAGCAACCCCTGGCGTCGATCATTACCACGGCGGGATTCAACCTGTCCGGGCCGTGTTACGCCAAGCGCGAGGACGCAATCAAGGTTCTTGAGGGCAGTGTTACCGATGAAACGCTGTTCACAGTCATTTACTGCGCTGACGAAGATGACGAATGGGATTCTGAAGAGGCGCTGATTAAGGCGAACCCGAATCTTGACGTTTCAGTCTCGCGGGAGTTCCTGCTAACCCAGCGGGACAAGGCGCGGCGATCCGCGTCACTCCAGACCGCGTACAAGACAAAGCACTGCTGTTTATGGGTAGGTGCTTCGGTTGCGTGGATGAATATGTTGGCATGGCAGCGCCAGAAGCGCGACATGCGGCTGGAGGATTACGCGGGTAAGAAGGCTTGGCTGGGTGTTGACCTTGCAAGCAAGAAAGACCTGGCGGCAATCTCGATCCTGATTCCAGACGGCAACGACTTCATTACGTTCTATGACTTTTTCGCGCCGGAAGGTGCGGCAGAGGACAACGTGAAGTACCGCAACCTGTCTGACTGGATCACGTTTACTCCCGGGAATGCCACGGACTACGGCTATATCGAGGAGCGGTTACGGGAGTTGGCGACCACCCTGGATGTGCAGGAAATCGCCTTTGACCCGTGGCAGGCACAGTATCTCATGCAGCGCATGCTGGCCGAAGGCATGCCGGTCTGTGAGTTCCCGCACCAGGTACGCACCATGTCTGACCCGATGAAAGAGGTCGAGGCGTTGGTGCTGGATCGGCGTCTGTACCACAACAATCCGGTCATGGACTGGATGATAAGCAATGTCGTGACCAAGCAGGACGCGAAAGAGAACATCTACCCCACGAAGGCGAAGAAAGATGACCAAAAACAGAAAATCGACGGGGTGGTGGCTTTGATTATGGCAATGGGACGTTATCTCGCTGCAGAGGATGCTGGCGACTTTGATGAGTTCCTGAGCAACCCAATAGGACGCAAGGCATGAGTTTCTGGGGCAGATGGTTTGGGAATGGTGGGTTATCGAACCCGGAAGAGGGAGCGCAGAGTTCCGGCAAGTCGTCAACGACTACGGAAGCTGGGGTTGTCCTGACCGACGAACGCGCTATGGCCCTGAGCGCCGTCTGGTCATGCGTGCGGCTGATTTCAGAGACGGTTGGCAGTCTGCCATTGGCTATCTACGAACGCACCGCTGATGGGCGTCAGGTTGCAACAGACCACTACCTGAATGAATTGTTGCTGGTGTCTCCCAATGCACTGATGACACCACTGGAGTTCCGCGAAGCCATGACCATGCAGCTTGCGCTGTGGGGCAACGGCTACGCCCATATCGAACGCGACAGTAAAGGTATTCCGACATCCCTAACCCCGCTGCACCCAGGACACGTTACGCCCAAGCGTGAGGCCGGGGGGGTGACGTACCACTACCAGACCAGTAAGGGTGGGCATATCTTCGCGGCAGAGTCCATCCTGCACCTGAAAGGGTTTGGTGTTGAAGGCATTGTTGGCCTGAGTCCGTTGGCCTACGCCCGCGAAACGCTGGGTATTACGGCAGCGGCGGATAAGTATGCGTCCAAGTCGTTCACCAGTGGCTCCAGGCCGTCCGGTGTGCTGACGGTTGACCGGGTGCTGACGCCAGAGCAGCGTGAGGCGCTACGAGCGATATATGCCAACCTGGATTCAAACAGCCTATGGGTTCTTGAAGGCGGGACCGGCTACCAGCAGTTAAGTCTGCCGCCTGACGACTTGCAGATGTTGGAGTCACGGCAGTTCCAGTTGGGTGATATTGCGCGGTTCTTTCGCGTGCCGTCACACATGATTAACGACCACACCAAAGATACTTCCTGGGGAACCGGGATTGAGCAACAGAACATCGGTTTCCTGACCTACACCCTGCGCCCCTACCTGACCCGGTGGGAATCCACGATTAGTAACGCATTACTGAGTAGAACGGATCGGCGCAGGTACTTTGCAGAACACAAGGTAGAGGGTTTATTGCGGGCCGACAGTGGTGCGCGTGCTGCCTTCTACAGCCAGATGGCTCAAAACGGAATTATGAGCCGCAACGAAATCCGAAAGAAAGAAAACCTACCGCCCGTAGAAGGTGGCGACGAGTTGACCGTACAGGTGAATCTAACCCCTGTGCAGGACTTACCGAGCGCCGTGGGCGCGGGAGATATGAATGGAAACTAAACAACTCCCCATTGATGACGTTGAATTTAAGTTCGACGACGATGAGTGGAAAGTGGAGGGCTACGGATCTGTCTTTGATTCTGTGGACCTGGTTGGCGACACCATTAAAGCCGGTGCGTTCCAGAGCAGTATTGAGAAGTCATTGCCGAGAATGCACCTGGAACACTCCCGCCTGATCACGCCCGGAATGTGGGTTAAGGCGTTTGAGGATCACCACGGTCTGAGGCTGACCGGGTATCTCACTCGCGGCCATTCATGGGCCAAAGACCTACGCGCCTCTTTACGTCATGGAACCATTCGGGGGTTGTCCATTGGTTTCACGCTTGAAAAGGATGGTTTCGAGAAAACTGAGAGCGGGCGAACCATCACTAAAGCTAATCTTTTTGAAGTGTCTTTTGTCGGCAACCCAGCCGAGCCAAAGGCACAGGTTGAATACTGGAAGTCGGAAATTTCCGACTTAAAAAGTTTGAGCGACTGCGAGCGATTCCTGAGAGATTCTGGAGTCTTTACGCGGTCAATGGCAACAACGTACTTGAGCCAGCTTAAAACCCTCCTGCTGAGTGACTCCGCAGAGGAACAAGAGCAGAGACAGTGCGAAATCAGGGCGGCGGTTGATAGTAAAATCAAAACACTTGCCAGCCGTAACCGTGAATTTCTTAACATCATCAAGGAGGGTCTGAAATGACCGAACAGGTACAAGAAGTCCTTGACATCAAGGCCGTTGAAAAGCAGATGCTTGAAACGCACCAAGCCCTTGAAGGCTTCATTGAGAAGTCCAACAAGGAAATCGAAGAAA